TTTTCTCCTTTTTTATTATTAAATAAACTTTCCATATACTTATTATGCCTACTTTACACAAAATTGCAAGTTTTTATACAAATTAATATTATGCAACTTTCTCCTCTGCTACCTGCATTTCGATTAAACAATCCAAAGACTTCTGAGCTAGGGTGAACGCTTTGGTCAGAGCTTTCTCAGAATCTTCTATTTTTTGAATCCAAGCATTGAGATACTTGGCATGATCTTTTCTAGGAGTCTTGCTAATTCCAAGGTGGGCACATAAGAAGGCTGAACCTATCTCAGCGACTAACTCTTCTGTGGCGTAGTCAAGTCCTTCAGCAACTCTGTTGGTTCGATCCTTGGTCATGCTCCAGTGAGTCAGTTCGTGTAACTTAGTAGAGTAATAATCTAAGTCAGTAAAGAAATCTGTTTTATCAGGCATGGTAATGAAATCCATGAATCTGTCGTAGTAAGCACCATCTTGGCTACCATGCACAATGTGTGCTCCAGTGTTCTCGATAAACTTTTCAATCATGATGACATCGTTTTGATCTAGTTTAGTTTTGTGCTGTTTGATTGCTTCGAATTTAAAGTCTTCGATTTGTACACCATTAAAAACAAATGCAAACTTTTGTAAAAGATAAGTGGGTAGTTTTTTTGTTGCTAGGTATTTTGCTTTCTCACCTTCAGTCAACCAAGACACTTTTTTTTCTCTAAGCTCCCAGTAATAAACCTGACTTCCCTTTGAGCCTTTTTTAATTTTATAACCCATGTCACTCCACTGTTTAAAAGTTGCCCACTGGTTGCACTTCCATTCATTCTTGATAACCTCGCAGTTTAGGTTGAATACATTTCCACCTTTATAGTTTTTCTTGGTTTTCATGTTCATTGGTAATCCGACTTCAACCCAACTCTTAGTCCAGTTGTCGCCTTCTGTTTTCATTAGTTTGATGATGTTGGCTTGCATGTCCTTCATCACATTTGGTTTTATATTTTTTGTTTTCATATGTTCATAATACATAGTTTATAAATAATTGCAACTATTTATACAAATTAATAAATAGGGTGTTCTACATGGAACAATATTAATCTTTATAAATATTTGCACATTTGGATATTTGTATGCTATGCTTGTCGCATGTTAATAAATCAGGGAAACAAATGGCAGAGATAGAAGAAACCAAAGTGCAGAAGATTAAGAGGTATCGAGCAGAGCTTGGTGACAATCTTAATGAGACTTACGAAGTGCACTGTGTCTTACATGAAAAGTTTACTGGAACCTTTAAAGGTTTCTTAAACAATCAAATGGGATGTAGTGAATGTATTAAGCAAGGCTTGATTACTTGGGATAGAGATTTTCACCAAGCAGTCATTTGGCAAGCCATGAACAAACTAATCGCTGACGACAAGTTGGCAATCAAAGAAGCTGAGGTGACAGATGAAAATTAAACTTAAAAGACTACACAGGGAATTAACTCATGTTTGGAGTGGCATAGGTCATCGTCATGATTCAAGTAGATCACTTTATGGCTACAAGCAATATCGAATCAAGACAAGAGATTATTACCAAGGTTGGGAAGTCTACGAGGGCGAGACTCAAATTAGCGACTCAAATGGTTTTGGTTTTACTTTTAAAGAAGCTAAACAATGGCTTGAAAATTATTTAGACAAGGAGGTGACTCATGAAAATTAACTGCCCTAAATGTAATGATGAAAGTGATTTAAAAAGACCTAAACAACAAACAATTTTTAATCGTCAATGTTTTAACTGTAAAAAATATTATGCTTTAGTGTGGATGGGTAATGTCAAAAATAGTAAGCCTATTGATGCAACAGTTTTCACCAGTTAATTAAAACAAAAACAAGGAGTAACTCATGAAAATTAATATTGAGATTGAAGACAACATTGTAAAGCCATCTATCAAATCACAAATGTTAGATACAGAAACAAAAAAAATTCTTAGGTCAATGGAAAAAGGACAAAGTTTTACAGTCAAAAAAGCAGGTCAGGTTCAACACATACAAGTGTATGGAAGAAGCGTTGGCAAAAGATTTTCTTCAAGAAAAATTTACACAGGTAACAGGCAAGATAAAAACTTTCATTTTAGGATGTGGTTAGAAGGTGATCGTAGTCCAACAACAAGAAAACTTGACTACGCTAAGAACCAACCTAAGTCCTTTGGGTCGTTATCCAAGAAACAATCACAGTCAGATGGTGAGGGCAGTGCAACTGAACGCTCTAAGGTGCCTAATGAAATCTTAACTTTGATAGAGCTTAAAGAAGAGAACAGAATGATTGTCGATGATCTTAACAAGATTAAAAAGATTCTTAGGCAAGAGTTAGGTTACAGCGATTTTAGTCTTGAGAAGACAGATTTTACGGAGGAGGAGTCATGAAGATACATGTAGTAGACATTTCAAATGAAATTTTAGAAAAAATTACAGCAAAAAAATTTTTAGATAATCATATGAGAAATAAAAAATCAAAAGATGGTGTATGGAGAAATATTAAAGGTTGGGAAAAATATGATGCAGAACAATTAAAAAAGGAGAAGAAAAATGAGCGAATACTTTAGAACACTGGACTTGTTGTTCAGATCAAATTACCAAGACATTAGTGCTGATGCACTCAAACGAATAATGCAATCTCGTATTAAACGATCTATGTTAGAACTTAATACTTACGATGGGCAGATGGACACAGTGGATCATGTCATAGAGATGTGGAGGAACAAGGCTTTGTTTCATACCACTGTCGATGAGGAAGAGAAAAAGATGTTGGTGTGTTTGTGAGCAAGCACCCAATCTTCATTGTGATCTCAACATTCATTGATGGACATAAAACCTTAGAGGGTTTGCACGACTTCTATCGGATCAATAAGAAACCAATAGAGTTATTGCGATCTAGTGATGAGGGTCAGTATCAGGAGTTGATTGATCTGTTCGCTGACCACAAGAAAATACTATTACTTTCTACCAAATAAACCACTGTTTTTAGATGTGCTTTTATTTATCTTTCCACCTTGTGATGCCATTTTGACTGATTTCTTAGGCACAGGCTTGGCAGTCTTAGCAGCTTGTACAAAAGCATTAGAACTTGGTGCTCCCTTTGTTCCTACCTTTCGCATCGTTTCACCTGAGCCTTCTTTAATTCTTTTTCTCTTTGCTTGTATGTTTGCATACAGTCCGGGTTTTGCCATTTTATTCTCCTTGTTGATTTACCATTTTACTTTGTCTGCCCAATAAGCCGCTGACATTTTTCCTTTAGCAATGTTCTTGCCATGCCTAGCTTTAAAACTTTTCCTTCTAGCCTTTTGTGTAGCTGACTCACCTTTTTTAGGTGCTCCTGCTGTACTAACTCCTTGTTGACCAAAACGAATAAGTTTAAGTGTGTGTCCATTTTGAGCAAGAACCATGTGTGATTTAGTTTTATGACTAGGGGTTCTTTTAGGTTTGTTAACTCCTTTAAGATTATGCTTTGATATTAAGTTTGCTCTTCTAGTTTCATGTGCCATGGTTATTGTCCTGTGGGAAAATATCCAAACTCATTAACATCGTTTGCATCCCATATTAAATCTTTTACTTTTACTTTTTGCGATATTACATTACCAACTTCATCGCCTGATCTTCCGTATCCTGATGATGAATGTAATTCTGCATATTTTGGACTTAAAGTTACAAAATCACCTTCATTTATATTTTTAATTCCTTTTGGAACGGCTCTGTAAATTGTAACCTCTGCATCAGGTTTATTTTTAACTTTTGTAATTATGTTATAGCTTTGTTGATTTGCTATACCAAACTCGTCATCTTTAAAACGAGGACCAGGTGCGTAATATCTTTGACCTTGTGATCCGTAAAAATCACTTGGATACCCTGCTGTATTTCCAGATATATCTTTGGTCAAATCGTCTAACCTTATAGCATCTGACTCTAATCCTCTTGCTTGATGTTGTATTCTGTATGATGTATCAACAGAAGCATCTAAAACTTTAACCTCACTAGGATTTTTTGTCTTGGGTAAATTTTTGCTGTCATAGTATTCGATGTCGTCAAAGAGTTTTACTTCATTGCCATCTGCATCTTTGATAATTCTAAAACTATCAGGGTTATCAAGTTTAACAAAAACCTCTTCGTTAATAGTGGTTGCTTTGCCATTTTTAATTTCCTTTACACCATAACCTTGTGAGTCCACAAAAACATTTTGTTTCTTAGGATTGAAACGAAAAATCTCATCAGGATCAAAAATGTCTAATTCATCGTAGATACCACGCACAGCAGCCATTGGGAACTTGGCTTTAGTTCCACTAGCAATAGAATCTCTAGCTGTTTGATTTACTTTAAGCTCAATGGGTACACCATTGGATTTAAGTGTAACAGCAGGGTCATAAGTTATAGCTTTACCATCACCAATCAATGATTGAGCTTGGGTAGGCTTGCCAGTTTTTATTAAAATAGGTACATCGTGAATTGTTTGAGCTTTAAACTTTTCTAGCTCAGGATCATCAAAAGAACTTGCAAGGTTTCTGCGTACCTCAACAATCTTGCCTTCTTTTATCTTGTTAGGAGCAAGCATTTTTTTCGTAGCTTCTTGAGTTCCTGCTGTAGCTTTGCCTTGTTTCATTAAGTCTTGAGCTTTTTGTATTATGTTTAGTGATGCTATGCCTCGACCAACACCACTGACTGCCTTTAAACCTGTTCCTGCTGTAGCTCCTAGTACAGGACCTATCATTGGAGTAGCATACAAAGCATCACCTGCCATGCCTAAACCTTGCATACTGGCATCAAAGTAATTGCCTTCTCTTAGGTTGGTAGACAAAGAAGGCATAGGATCACCTGAAAAAGCATCTATCAGATCAACCTCACTAGAAGGAAAGCTAGGATAAATACCACTGACATCAGGAATACTAGAACCGGGTGCTAGGAACGATGCCATGTAGGTAGCTTGGGCAGGAGTGGGTGCGATTGTGTCTGCAACCTGTTGGCGTTGATCTTGTTGCAATTGTTTGGTTTGCAAGTAACGACCAAATATGTCTATGTCTTCCAGTGCCATATTATTAAGACATGGCTTTTTTCTTGGCTGACTTACTCAAGTCACCATAATGAAATAACCTTACGCTAGTTTTAGTGTGTGCTTTGTTTGTATGCAAAGTACCATTAGCCATTTTATGGGAACTGCCTTTGTGCTCACTGCCATCTTTTTTATAATGTTTAACGCCTTTCATTTGTCTTGGTTCCTTTGTTCGTAAATGTTCCAATTTAACTTTAACACATCTAACCATTCTGCCAATGGCAAGACTGCAATCTTTTGATTGTCTTCTTCCCAGTCAGTGTTAATCGCATACAGTGGAACGCACACTCGAATAGGCACACGATTAAATTTGTAGATGAGCACAGGTATATCACCTTTGGCTGAATCGCACACTTGTCGCCACCAATCTGTTTTTATCCAATTGCCTTCTTTGTAAGACTTGCACTCGACAGCATGAAATGGAATGGGCACATCACATTGACCTGCCTCTTGGTACTGATCTAAGTTTCGTTTGCAAGAGTAGTCCAAACCATTGTCTGTAAAGAATTGATTAAGGATGTTTACTACCTCTCTTTCAAAAGAGGCACCTTTGTTTCTTGAATTGACCATGGCAAAAAGTATATCACTGGATCAAAGTCATGTGTAATTTTTTGCACAAAGTAGACCCTCCACTACAGAGGGTCTTTTCGAATGGTTCAGGATCAGTAGTTCATCTTCCATTCATCCAACTTGCCCTGCTTCTTTAACTCCAAGCCTTCTTGAATTAAATACCACCACTGTTGCCAAGTCTTGTTCCTAGAACACTGGTCATAATCATTGGGTGGGTTGTCATCAATACAAACATACCTATCTGAAGTCGAGCAGTAACCATCCGAGTATCTTTCATCATAGACAAACTCATCATTCTCTTTTGCCCATTGCATCACCTTGCCTTCCCAATCAATCTTTTCCTTTGGCTCCCTGACTGGAAGTGGATCAAGATACTTGGTGGCTCGTTTCTCCTCAGAGTGAACTCGCTCATACTGTCGAATCTCTTTCTCGACCTTGGCAACATTGGTATTGGCAAGTTTGAGTTTCTTGCTCCAAGCCTTTTGTCGTTTCAACATTCGCTCATACCTTTGAGCAACTTTGTTGATTCGCTTCTTCACCTTGGTTACCTTCTTCATCTCACCAACATCAAAGTTCTCTCTGACATCAGCCATTTGCTTTTCGCTCAATGGATGCCTTGGAAACTGATGGTGGTTATAACCATAGTTGTGCATCAGTTCGTGAGCGAACAGTTGACTTAATGAGTCAATACTAATCTCATCTGATATAGACAAGAACATATCCCACCCACTACCCCATTTACCCAAGTAAGCTCGACCACTGTAAGTAGAAGTGGTTTTGCTTTGGACTTGAATATTTAAGGTTTTCCAATACGAGAGTTGCCCCTCATCCTGAGCCACTTGTTTATGTATAAAACTAAACAAGGACCTTAACTTTCCAGTATCAAAACTAGAAGTGTTTTTTATTATTTTCATTTGCCTCCATTATCTTATTGACTCCCCAACACCAAGACCTTTATCGGTATTGGTATTGCACTTGCCACAAGTATACTCAATGGCAGACCAGTTATGGTCAGGTCTAAATGTAATTCCATTACATTCATACATTTCCCATTCGCTTCCCCAAAATCTTCTTTCGCCAGTGTGTTTGCCAAAGTTAATTTTGTCATTACATTCTTTACATTTCTTAATTTCCATATGCTTTCCCTTATGAAAATTGGGCAACTTTATATTCTTATAAAATCTTGACCCAAATGTATTATAACATAGTTTATAAATTTGTGCAACTTTGTATACATGACCAAATTAGGTGCAGTATTTTTTTTGTGCAAAATTTTACACAAATTTTTTTGCATAATTTTTTTTGGAATTTTTTTGGGTTGAGTTTTTTTGGTGATTCAGTGTACCTGACTTGCTTATAAAGGTGACGCCACCAACCAACCTATATATAGGGGTGTAGGGGTCGGAAGAATAAACGATCTGAGAGAAAAGCCGACTCCTATAGGGTTCCTTCCAATAGGTTTGGCGTAGCTGTGACACCTATGCACACAGATGTGCAAATGATTGCACAAAGGAATACATAAGAATACAGGCGTAAGCCTTTGATCTGTGGTGCTTTTTTGGTCAGGTCGAGTTTTTTGAAAGAAATGAAAAAGAAATCAAGAGGTCGCTAATACTTAGTTAAAGTGCTACATGTCCTTGGGCGAGTAAGTATCGCTGTCGCCTCCTAAGAGCTTCGCTAAACGATCCTTAATATCATCCCTTGACATGGCATCAAGGTTGGCATTTATGTTGAGAGATTGAGTCTTATGAACTGATAGTCCTGCGAGTTGATTGAGCTCCTTGATAGCAGACACAGCGGCATTGAGTTGTCCTGATTCAAACGCTTGTTCAGTGATCTTCCACAACATCGTGCCAGTCTTTTGTGGAGTGATGGCATACTTCTCAGCTAACTCATCTTGTTTAATCCTGATAGCTTTGGTGACATGAGGTTGGTCTTTACCATTGAGCATCTTGTTAGCGGCTACGGCTGGAAACTCATAACCTGCTCGTCTAGCCGCTTCTGTTTGCGAACAAGAACCCTCAGTGTAATGCCACACAAAAGCGTTCTGCATTTCAGTAAGGTTTAACTCAGGGTCTTTCTCAAACTGCCTTGGAGTATCTGTCAGTGTTGTCTTATCTTTCTTAGGTCTGCCCAAGACATTACTCCATTCCTTTGTAGATAACTTCGTCTTTCTTTCTACGATCTTCAAAGACTTTAACTTGTTTGCCACCAGTCAATGTGTGAATCCAATTGTCCTCACCAAATGTGTGCGAGAGACTTACAATTTTATTCTTCTTCTTTTCTTCTGCTATTTCTTCTCGCCTATCGTCTACCATTTTATTATTCTCAGTCATTCTATCTACTCCTTGGCTTACGCCATTTTAAAATCTATCAGTGTACAGTGCACAGTGTATAGCTATCTCCACTACCCCTCGTCTATCAGTCGCATAAACGCCTATTTGTGCTGTTATGTACTGTATATATATATTCTCTTATATAGTATATACCTAACACTACCTATAGGCTTTAGCCTTTATTCTATATGGCTTTACCCACAGGGTGTCATTTGCCTAGCTATACCCTTTTTAGCACACTCTACCCTGTTTCCACTGCCATCCTTGTAAAAACTAACCTGACTCAGTGTTTTACAAACAGTGCGAGGTAAGTGAGTGCCACTCATTACTTCGAGCCTTCGTCTTTGATCTTCTTTGGGAGCGTGGTCACAATTACTTGTGCATCACAGTCAGGACAGTGCAAATTAGTTTCCAACACATACTGACCATCTTCATCTTCGATGTTTTCGTCTCCACCCCATATGAGGTCGTAATTGCAATGCCAACATTTCATGTTTGTTCTCCAAATAAATCTTGTTGTTTATATTCTTCTTTCTTCATCCAAATAGGATCATAGGATTTATTGTCAGGACCTATGTACTCATGTGAATAGCATATTCTTTCTACATCCAATGTCATATGATGCCATTCTTTCTTCACATTCTTTCGTCTTGCCTTCTGTCGATCAACCAAATTGGTAGAAGTAGCTCTCCACAATGGACTGTGTTGTCTGTATTCTCCCATTCTCATGTGTGCTGTCTTAGAGAAATACCTGTAGCCATCTTCGATGTGTATGTCTGCAATGGCATCTGAAAATCTAACGCCAATGCCAAGACCTTGAAAGTCAGGCAATATCACAGTCCTACATCCTCTCCATTTCTTTCTAGTATCGCCTTCATACAAGCCTGGTATTTTGCCCGGTAGACTGATGCTTGCTCCGAAGCCTACGAGTTGACCTTCCCACACACAACAAAAACACCTAATTGCGTTTGGTATGTTTGCTGTTAGATAGTGATGTTTCGCAAACATTGACCACAAAGATTTATCGCATCGGTATACCTGAACCTGTATAGGTTGCCGAAGTGACCCCCTTTTTAGCTCTTGAGTGTCAGTACAATACACCCAGTCAGGTTCTAACCAACTAAGTATATCCTCATGACAAGTCGCTAAAACTATGTTCTTAATGCCCTGTTTCTTTACATACTTTGACAAAGCCACAGAGCAACTTTTGGCTGTCTCTCTATTCACCACCGAAGTAAATTCATCTATCACAGCGTTGTCCTTAATTTTTCGTGCCATGTCTGCCCTGAATCCCTCGCCATTAGATAATACATGTCTAGGCTTTGCCCAAGATGGAATGGTGTTGAGTCCAACAGCACTCAGTCTTTGGATTGCATCCTGTTCGTTTACAAAGTGCGATGCAACTGAATGTTTAGGATTCCAATCTAAAACCTCTTCAGTGCCAAATCTTTTTAGTAAAGTAGACTTGCCACTGCCACTTGAGCCAAAGATAACGCCTATAGAAAAATTGTTTTCTACATCAGGCATCTGTGGCACTTCAAAAGTTGTTTTGCCTTCGAAGTTGTAATCAAAATTCTTGTAAATAGTTTTATCTATCTCAGTCATTTCGACATTGGATTCTAATATTTCTTTTATTGGTTCTTCTATCAAAACACATCTCCATATTTCTTGTCATTGGTAAAACCATTGTCAGGTTTGTCATATTCTATGTCGTAAACTTTCTTGCCATTGGATCGTCTAGGTTCGACTCCATTCTGACTGAGGACACGACTAGCCTCTTTAAAGTCAGGCATCCTAGGGTTAGCTATGCCCATGTCTCTAAGTAACTCAGTCATCTGTACAGGCTGTGGGTTTTGCGTATCAAATTTTATGTATTGCAACAACAAGTCTTCAACCGATGATTGAGTTCTGTAACCTTCGTTGCTTTCTTGTAACAACTCTCTTTCATCAGGTGAAAGAAACCAGTTCTTTTGTCCTTGGACATACATCGTTTCTTTGATCTCTGCCCACACTTGTTGCATGTTGATACCATGGTTAAAGTTTATACCTGTCACTGCGATACACCAAAACCTCCTGTTACCACTGGAATCTGTAAGGAACTCTCTTGCATTGACTGAAGCGTAAAACGCTGTACGCCTTTGATAGGTCGTAAACGCCCTGTCGTAGGGCAACCTAAGTTCATCTGTCTTGGCTGTGATAAAGGCTTTGAGCTGATCTATGTCACTCTTCTTAAAGGTAGACTCTATCTCACCTAGCTCTACGATCCAGTGACTTACAGCTCTTTTAACTGAGTCCTTGTCACTTGGATTGAGGGTAGCACCCTCCAGTAACCATCCATTGTTGTAGTCACACAGTCTTTTGAACCACATGGTCTTGCCTAATCCCTGTGCTCCTTGGAACACTAGGATGCCTTCTAACTCGACACCATTTGGCTCATAACAAGCTGCCACACAACTAATTAACCATTTCTTGAGCAACATGTCTTTCAGAGCTTCAGGTGTACTAGCAGTGATGGTCTTTAAGAACTCATCAATCCTAGATGTTCCATCCCAAGGCTTGCTTTCAATCCATTCGATGACAGGGTTGTATTCATTGGCGATCACTTTGAGGTAATCTCTCACCCTAGTGTGTGGCACTCCCATCTTGATACAACGATCTTCGATCTCTACCAAACTCGCTTCTTCCTTCATGTCAGCGATAAACTTCATGTGAGGTATCTCTATCTCCATTCTTTTCTTGATGACATTGTAATTAACTTGGATGCTGTGGGTTTTCATTACACCTAGAACATTCTCTTTAAGGTTCAACATTCTCCCTTTGTCTGAGGTAACAAAATCGACATCTGTGGGAACATCGACAAACTTTAAAGCAGGGATAACTTCGCCACTGATAGCCTTGTGGTCGTTGTAGTCACCTTTTGTTTCAGGCATGTGTACCTCAGCCATGCCACCTTGCTTAATGATCCACTGACAAGCCTTGACTGCTTCGTTTTCACCTGTCTTAGAGTCATCGTTGTCTGCTACAAAGATGTGTTTGCGATCTTTAAGTGTCTCAAAAACGCTTTCAGCAACCTTGGATAGGTTGTAAGCATCAAAGGAAACAAACACAGGACATGACATGTCTCGATAAATGTCAGCACAAGTTGCATAACCTTCACCATAATAAATAGTGTCTGATGTTTTAAGTATTTCTTGTCCAAGAATAAAAAAGCTACCTGCTTTTTTAGAACCAGTAAGAAAACGCTTGGTGCCATCGTCAGAGATAAATTGCATACCCACAACAGCCAAGTCATTGTTTAACATAGGAATCATTAACAGTCCTTTGTCATCAACTCTTAACCCATAAGACAAAACGCCTTTCTTTTCTAGGTATGGATGTTTCTCACATTTCTCGCCAACTTCCCACATAGACTGACTGCGTTTAGCAGACTTAGAATGTTTCTCAGCCTTCTTAACTTCTACCTCTGCTTGGAGTCTCTCTATTTCTTCTCTTTCAGTCTTGGTAACTGTCTGTCGTTTGCGATTCTCAGGTTTCCAAATCGCTGTCGGTTGATCTGTAGACACTCTATAGTCTCCCACCCTTCCAAATGGAACACTTTGATCCATCCACAGTTGGTACCAACCTGACAGCTTCCTCTCACCACCTAGGTTAATGTAAGCACGACCAATGCTTCCATCAACCACCAAACCCTTGCGTGGATCAACTTCCATGCCTTGTTCAGATAAAAAACTCGAAAATTGTGACTGTATATCTCCTGATAAAGGTCGTTCAAAATTCTTGGAAGGTGGTCGTTTTATTTTCAATGTCTGTTTTCCCTATTGCATCATCTGTAAAAGTCTGTACAATCCTAGACTAATTTATAACTAATTACAACCATGGAGATAGAATATTATGAGTTTAACAATAAGTTCAGACAGCAAAGAATTTGCAACACTACCTGAAGGGCAACACATAGGTGTGTGTTACAAGATTATAGACCAAGGGAGCAGAAATGAAACCTACCCTAGAGAAGCAGAGCCAAACTCTGAGAATACTAAGAAAAGAAAAACAATCAATGTAACTTGGGAAATACCTGAGCAAAAAATGGCTGATGGTAGACCCATGAGTATTTCTAAAACTTACACTGCCTCATTAAATGAGAACGCTACTTTATATAAAGACTTAGTAACATGGCGTGGCAAATCTTTCTCTAAAGAAGAGTTAGAAGGTTTTGACCTAGACAAAATGATAGGTGCACCTGCAAATCTTGAGGTAGAACACAACACCAATGGCAACGCTAGTATTAAAGCTATCTTTAAACCTGATGAGTTTAAGAAAACAGAAACAATTAATGCAGGGATGGTTTTTGACCTAGATGTGTATTGTGAAGAGTTTTCAGGTGATAGCACCGATGACACCAAAGCCATGTGTGATATTTACGATGGTTTACCTGAGTGGCAACAAAACCTAATCGAAGAAAGTTTTGAGTTGCAAGGTGCCAAGTCTTCAAGCACAAGTTTTGAAACACCAAAACCTGCGACCAATGGATTAGCTGATCTTGCTAAAGATGAGCCAGTCAAAGAAGTCACCGAGGATGACATTCCTTTTTAAGTTTCTGATGGGTGACTTAGCTTTTGTTATACATTTTGCTTTCCCTAGTTGCCCACAGAATTTGTCATGATTAATAAAACAGACAATGTAAACAAGCCACCCCACTATAACCAAGGTGGGGTTGAGTGTATTGATTACATCAAACAACAACTTGGGGTTAATTTTAAATATTATTTAGAAGGCTCAATGTTGAAGTACAACCACAGATACAAATACAAAGCTGATCCACTGGAAGATTTAAAGAAAAGCCAATGGTATCTAAATCGTTTAATTGAGGAGCTATCGAATGAAATTTAAAGAAGGCGTTTACGAAGATTTATCTTTTAACATATACAACGAGATACCTGCATACAGAGCTTCTGATCTCAAGCAAGTAGAACAATGTGTGTACACATGGAAAAACAGATCAGGGTTTTCTGAGTCTCCTGCCTTGTTAGAAGGTCGAGTACAGCACACAGTGTTTTTAGAGAACCACAAATTTGATGATGAGTTTGTTATTCAACCTATCTTAGATAGAAGAACCAAAATAGGAAAAGAAGCCTACGAAGATTTTATAGCTACTGTAGGAGATAAAACTGCTATCACACAGGACATGTACGATGTCTGCATGGAGAGAAGAAGCACTGTTGAAGACTTTATACCTAATGGTGAAAACGATAAGACTGAGCTCACTGTGTGTTACATGTTGCATGGACATCCTTTTAAATCTAGGTTTGATTGGTACGATGGCAAACATGTTTGGGATTTAAAAACCTGTCGTGATGCTTCACCTAGAGGCTTTAAACAAGCGATCAATGGGTACAAGTATCATATGCAGGCTTCTCTGTATGTTGATGCCTGTAAATCTGTGGGATTGCCTGTAGAAGGATTTTCTTTCTTAGCACAGGAAAAGGCTCACCCATATCCTTATGTGGTTTACACCATGTCTGACGAAGCCTTGGAGTATGGTAGAGCTAAGAACGAGCAGGCTTTGAATACTTTATTGGAAGCAAAAAAGAATAACTCTTACAAGCCTTACAATCTTGATGGCGTGCAAATGGTAGAGCTCACTGATTTATGGTGATCCATTCTCCATTAACCATTTCATTCTTTTTCGATCATACAACCAAAATACCAACAAATATCTGTCACCCATATCCACAGGTAATCCTTTGTGCATGTGAGTAAAGCTAGGAAAAATTAGTGCATGACCTGTGGGTAAAGGTGCAACCTCACCATAATTATGAAACTCAGTGCCACCTCCTTCGTACTTACCAGTGTTCAATGGTATGACCACACTAATGTCTGCTGATTCATCGTGGTGCCAAGCACCTTGTTGCTTGTCTTTTAAATTGTAATTGGCTATTTGCACTGATCCTATGTTGGAACAATTGCGTTGCCAAATAGAATAGATGATTGGGTTAAGAACTGTTTGCACCACAAACCACATGTTTCGATAAAGCTCAGGCACTTGATCTTTTAATACAATCTCAGGTATCTGCCTAAGCTCATCCTCATCATCGTTGGTTTGGAATTTCATTGTTTGGATTTCATCTACTAACATCTTGCAAAACTTTCTTCTAAACAATGGCACCTTGTAAATGTCAGGATGTATCTTGGTGATGTGTTTTTTTAAAGGTGTTTCCAACATACGATCTGTGCCATCGCTTGCTGAAAATTTAGACAGTATAGGCAAAGATTCATCAACTGCTTGATGAGTGCTGTGCATGATTGACCAATGCGATTGCATTGATAACAGGTAGTTATTTAACTTATGAATTGTCACATAAGAAGTTTACACGCTTTATTCCTCAATAAAAACCATGTAATTGTCATCTTCTAGTTTTAAGATTCCAAGTATTTCTTTGCTCTTAAATTTTTTGATTGCACCTGCAAACGACTTAGCTTCTACAATAGGAGTAGAAACTTCCATGTCACCATCGTCAGTATTTAAAATAATTGATTTAAGTATGTTCATTTGCCAAATGCCAGTTTGTGTATGATCTCTTCAATCTTACGATATTTCATTTTGTCTTCTTGGGTTTTCTTTTCTTTGTGAAAGATAGGTAAACCTTGTTTAGACAAAGCCTCAATAATGATTTCTCTTTCTGTGTCAGTTAGTATCATGGGTAAGTTTATTATAAAGTTTTCTTAGGATCAGTGTTAGCCAATCGCTCTTGCACATGACTGGTAATGTTTCTGTTGTAATCTCTTTCTTTGCGATCCATGGCATCAGCTTTGTTGCGATAAGAAGCTACAAAAAGGTTTTCTCCATGTCTGCCATAACTAGGAATGTATTGGTAAACATCGTACATGATTGTGGTTGGCATTATGCTACCCCTCGCTTACCAAAGTTCCATGGAACATTAGCATCTTCTGACATTTTAGAACCTGCCTTATCTCTGATTGCGTTTAACAACCAGTAAGCATCTGTGTGTACCCAGTCATGTACTTCGCATGATTGATACTCAAGACATCTGACCATGTTGTAAATGTCTTCTGCTTTTAGATTACTCATACCCCTTTTATCAATCGTAGAAATATAATCATAATCATTTTGATACGCAATAATATTTTTGCATTTATCTACATAACCCTCATATTCAACCTCTGCTTGTTCTCCATATCTTGCGACTAGGCTTTGTATGTTTGCTAAAGATAATATCTCTATCAAACTTTCTGCATCACAATCAATTTCTTTTTTAGTGATCTGATTGTATACATGGCTAAGATTACCTTGTTGTGGGTTTGATGCCCACTTGACGATCTCAGTTATGTGTTGTGGTTCTACTAAATATGCACTCATTATTTTACCTCTTTAATTTTAATAATTTTAATACTCCATCCATCAGGTGCATACACTGTGTGTGCGTCACCTACCTCAAGATTTTCTAAATGTTCGATGGTGAACTCGCCTTCTTCATCAATACCCCAGTCACCCTCAATGCCATCATCCTTAAACTCTGCCATTGTGACTATCTGTGGTTCTGTATCACCATATGATTCTTCATTCCAAACAACTACGAATCTTTGCATTACGCTACTCCTCCATTTTTCATGTGTTCTGTTATTACTTTATTAGTGGCTTTTACCAACTTATCAAACAACTCTTGATTGCAAGATATACCAGTTTTAATATCCATTCTTCTACCTTGATACCTTTCGTCATGTACACCCTCACCATTCTTCAAGGCTTCAAATATCAAAAACTGATATTGTTTTCCGTATATGGTTTCGTGTTTAGCAATCTCGGTTTTTGGCAAGAGCTTTAAATAAGCATCTTCTCCATGTTTGTCAATAAAGTCTTTTTTACTCATCCAGTCTAATTTTTTGTCGTAGTCTTGCATTACGCTACCTCCTTTTTGATAGTAGGTCTTACTTGAATCTTGCCCAAGTCTTTTAAAAGCTCTTCTGTTTGTTCTAGTCTCCAAGTAGTTCTTGCCTCATACTTATGCTCAAAGACACCTAGCTCTACCAAGACATTCCAGTGTTTACGAAAGTTTATGTACTTTTGTCTGACAGTCTTTGTGCTTGCTAACTCTTCACCCTCAATAGGATAATGCATTGCTAGTGCCAACTCATAATCAAGCTGTGCTTTTAAGAACTTAGCCACCTGTGGCAAAAGATTAGTCTCAAATGAGATGACATGAGTTGTGTCACCCATACCAGTGTTAGACATATCACCACTGGTGGCTACTAAATAAAGTAATTCTTTTTTCATTACGCTACTCCTGTAATTGTGCCAATTAAGGCGATTAATAAAAATGGTACAGCCAATGCACTGAATACATTGGCTATTGGATTGTGGTAAAACCACATGTCGATTGTGTGTAACATTACGCTACCTCCTTGTCTAAGTTGATCCAATGAACAAGATACAACCACTCAGGCTTCTTAGTAGGGTTGTACTCTAAATCCCATGGCTTGTTCATATGCTCATACTTGCTAATGCTGTCACCTTGTTCGATCAAGCTACCTATGGTTCCTTCTGCTGTCTTCTGTGTCCAACCATTCTCTAAAAGAATGTTTATCATGTCAGTAACCCAAGCATAGTTAGTAGCCTGTTCAGGTGTCTCTGCTTCTTCCCAAAAATCTCCACCCTCAACATACTCGTTAAGATGTTTGATGGCTTCAATCTGATTCGCTGTATAGCTCATGTTGTCTCCTTTTTTGTTATTTAATTTATTTCCCATATACTTATTATGCACAATTTTGCACAAAAGTACAACTATTTATACACTTTATTTCATTTATTTTTATTCATTTATTTAGCCAAATATATATACTTTTTTGCATATTAGTATAAAATTACAGCCACTATGGAAGAAAATAATAAATTGGAAACAATACAGACAGTTAAATACCCACTAGGCAGGAAGAGTTTGGCAGTAGACTTAGACACCTACAATATGTTGCAAGAAATTTGTGATGTACAAAGGCGATCTAAGATAGATCAATTGAAGGTGCTAATTGAAACAGCACACGATCAGTTGGTTGTTGCAGACACTAACTACTAGATGTTTAATAACATCTTTAAAGGGAAACAGTTACCTGTTTCTTATAAAATTGAACACCCCAACGAAATTGTAGAATTGTTTAGTCGATTAACCTTGCATCATCAAACAGCGTTGATAAGATTGATTTCAAGAAATCTTGTTCTAAAGATAGACGATGAAGCTATCATGGGTTATGAAATGAGCTTTGATGTAAAAGGTGCTGTGATTCAAGGCACCATTGACGAAGACTTAACTTAGACCTGCAATCCCTGTTTTTCTCATCTGCTGATTCATTGCAATCTCTTGATCTTTTGGATTGGGTAGAAGTGTAGGTGAAGGCATTGTATTTGAGATAGGCTCATCAAACAAAGGTTGATCTAGTTGTGGCATTTCAAAGTTTTGCATGGCACCTTGTAGGTCTTCTGTAGGTGAAATAGGTAAAGTAACTGGTTGTTGTTCTACATTATTAAATGACATTTCATTTGTTAATGGTGGTTCTATATCAGTTTCTACAGGTTGTTCAATCAAAGGTTGTTCAAAACGAGCTAAGGTTTGTCTAGCTCTATCTAATGAAGAACTGCCTGCAAAAGGTTCAGGAGAAGCTAACATTTCTTTTTTAGCCAAAGCAGAAATCATTGTATATTCAGCACTAGAGGGATTAAGTTTAATTTCTTTAACTAAAGTAGGAATTACATTTTGTTTAAATTGTTTTACTTTTAAAATTTCATCGTCTGTAAAAAACTCATTAATAATTTCTTTTTCATTGTTAAGAATATCATTGTAATTTTTTACTATCATTGATCCATTTGCTTGATTATTGTTATCACCACTAAAAACTTTAGTAAGCACCCCATCTTTTAACAAACTATTAACTTGAACAAATTGATCTTGTGGCAAAGTGTTTCTAAGTTTAGAAATAACAAGAGGTAACGATTGGTTGGGAGCAAATTTATTTTGTCCAAACAAAAGATTAACTACATTTTTAGGCGTGTAATTTTTATTGGTAATTTGTTCAAGTATTTTGTTTGCTGTTTTTTCTCTACGATCTACAATATTTTCTTTGTCTGTTAATCCCATGTAATTATTATATAAACCAGTGGCATCCTGTAATTGATCTAGCATTTCTTTATCTTCATTAACAAAACCTTGCTCAAGTTTGTTATAAGTAACACCATCAAGAACCTCTTTCATTTTAACTAAAGCTGATTGTTCAAAACTTTCAGGACTTGATTTGTTAATATTTGTGCTTAATCTTGTTTGAAAATCATGTATTTTTTTTAAAGTTTGATCTTTAGATTTTGGGTTTTGACTTTGGTTTAATATTCTTTGCAAAGAAACAACCTCTTGTTGCAAAGGGTTACTTTCTAATTGATTTGGTGAAAAGATATTTTTATACTCTTGCAAAACATTATTAACAATTTCATTAGAACCTTGTGTAATATCTCCACCAGTAGCAGAAAAAATTATATTTGAATTAATATCATCAGGGTTTGATCCATATTGTTCTTGTAATTCAAGAGCATCTGACCTTATTTCTCCCAACTGAGCACTATCAAGACCTTTTTTTTCTTCCTCATCTCTTTCACGCAACAGTCTTAATAATTCTTCTGTTTGGACATCTGTTTCTGATGCTCTTTCTATTTCACCAATAACCCTTGAAGCTCTTGTTGCTTCCAATACAGCAGGATTTTTTAAAGGCTCTAATAATTTTTGCATTTGCCCAATCTTAAAAGCAGTTTCACCAACCAATCGAGGAGAGGTTAATGGTAATCCTGCTAATGCACTAGGATTAACACCCATTCCCACAACACCTACTGTAGCCATACTTGCACCCTGTAATCCTCTTGGTGCAGCATTGCTTAACGCTTGTCCTGCTATTTCTGTTACTAAATCAGGGTCAAGTTTTTTCAACATCTCTAACCTATTTCCATAATTAGTATTTACATTATTACGCATAGCAGATTGCAATTTTCTTAATGTGGTTCCTGCGTTGGCTTTTTTACCCAAAGAAAGTTCAGTCATGTATTGTTTTTCTAACTTCATGGCAACTTCATAGTCTTTCATGACTTTTCCATACTCAGGAACTTCCTTTAAAATTTGTGCTTTAATGCTATTTCTAATTTCAGAAACCACCATTCCTGAATCTCCTACTGCAAGACCAGTAGGATATTCTGCATCTATTCTTCTTTTAAGAATATCCATGCCTTTTGCGTTGTGTAATGCAGGATTGCCTTCCCACTCTTTAACTATTTTTTTTATATCTAATAATTTTTTTTGTGCTTTTGCTGATAGCTCAGACATTCCTTCAAATTGTTTTGATAACTCAAACCCATTGATGTTGTCTAATGTTTGTTTAAAACTAACAGGACTTTTTTCTAGTTTTAATTCTGCTTTGCTAGATTTGTAGTTACCTGTTCTTGTATCAGATAAATCTTTCATAGCTTGCAATGCTTTTGGCACAATTTCTTCAGGCAACACATTTCCTCTTAAATTATCTGTAAACAATTTTTGTGTTTCTTTGCTACCTCTTCCTGATTCAACAGCTATTCCAATAGCATCACCACCTGTTCCTGTGGTAGTGCCTAAAAATGGTTTTACAACACTTCCAATACCCTTGGTGGTTGCACCGATTACTTTGCCAGTGGCTTGAACAGGGTCAATAATGTTTCCCACTTTAGAAATAGTGGCTGTTGTTCTGCCTGCAACACCGGGTACCTTAGCAGCTAAACCTGCACCTCCTGTAAACACAACAGATATGTCACTTACAATACCCAAAGGGTCTTCTGCAAACGATTTTTTAAATCCTTCAAAACTTCCATAACGATCTGCAAAAAATTTACCCACTGCTCTTGCAGTTGCTTCATCAGGTTGTTCGCCTTCAGTGGTAAGTTGATAAATTCCTCTGCCCAAACTAGCCAATGATTGTGCTGTTTGTATAGGGTGTCTAATTGGCATGGTTATATCAGAAACCAATTGACCTGCACTCGAAGGTATATTTGAAACTGCTTGCCCTAAAACCTCAGAAATAGGCATAGAATCTTCTTCTTGAGAAGAGTTATTTTTTCTTTGTTCTTCTAATCTTTCTAATAAAGACATGACTATCCCTGTCTTTCTTTTAACAACTTAATAATTGCATCTCTTTCTTTGTCGTCAGAATTTTGAAACATTTCTTCTAACTGGTCATCTGTCATATTTTCATAATCAGCAGTCTGTACCATGTTGTTCATTATGCTATTAAAGTCTAAAACTTTAGATTCATAACCTTTAAGAGTTCTATTTTCATTAAAATATGCAATTGCTTCTTCTTTAGCTTTAGCTGCCTCAACAATGGTTGTGTACAATCTTTCTAATCTAGCGATATTCATATCTTCATCAAGATAGCTATTAAATGCTGCTGCTACCAATCTGTCACCCTCTCTTTCAGTAAACTGTGCACCTAATTTTTCTCTTAATGATTGAAAAACTATGTCTCTAATGTCACCTATATAAGAAGCTGCTTTGGGAAATAATATTCCTTTTGCTGAATCAGGCAGTAACCCTATGCCTGGACCTGATACATTTATTTCTCCTTCTTTTAAAATATTTATTTTTTCAATTAAATTTTCTAAATTTGCTTCAATCTGTGCTTGTCCTTTTGTAGTGTAATCAACTGCAATTTTTGAAAACTCTTGATCTATACCCTTTTCAACAACAGACAGGTCAATGTCAGCAGGATTTGATCCTTCTCTTTTACCCTTTGCTTTATTCATTTCTAAAAGATATGCAGCAAAAGGGTCTGAATTTTTCATTGAATCGAATCTTTTTTTACCCTCATCATCTAAGGCTTCCCTAAAATTAAAATTAGTAATGTCAGCAGTTTGTTTTCCAACACCCATAGAGCCTTTTGCTAACTCAAATAAACTTTTGTCTAAAAATGCGTTAGCCTTTTGTTCGTCTTGCATAGCCATTTGTGCTGCTTGTAATCCTATTTCTTGTTTGGCTTTTGCATATGCTTCTTGTTTCTGTTTCATTTCAGCAGAAGCATTAGAAAAACCAACACCTAAACCTGTAAAAGCTGATGCTCCACCTGTGTTAGGAGTAGACAATAATCCTGCTCCCAACTGAGAAGCCAAATCATAAAACCCCATTCTTGAAGGTTTAGGTATATAAGGCTCTAATCTTTGTTGGTATTTTTCTATATTGTCTTCATAGTTTCGAGCTTCAAACCTCTCCATCATTAATTTACGAAGTGCATTAGACTGATCGTCAGTAGCACTTACATCACCACCTGTAGCAAATGGATCAATGGATTCAAATATTTGTGATCTACCAATGGTCATTAGATTGTATATCCTGCGTTAGTTCTTCGTGGTTGTGCTTGTGGTTGTTTGAAGAAGTTACCCAAAGCACCCAGTGTGCTTAAACCAACACCTAAACCTGACTGTAAAGCACTTGGTTTTGGAGCAAAAGTTGTAGAAGTTTGGAAAGAACCTGTTGGTACAGATTGCATAAAAGGTAACAAGGATTGATATTGAGCCAATGGAGCCTGTTGAGCTTGTAGCTGATTAGCTCTAGTTGCATCTAACTGTGCTTGTTGTTGTTGTTGTTGCATCTGTCCTGATCCCATCAACTGATTGATGTCAAATGCACCTGCTTGTTGAGCTTGACCACCAAGATTCTGTAAGTTAGTACCTAAGTTTTGTTGTGCTTGTGCTCTTTGTTGACCCATTTGACCTTCTAAACCACCCAAGTTACTCAAAGCACCTGCCTGTGTTTGCTGTGCTCCAAACCTAGTGCCTGCCAATCTACCAAGATTAGATGCTAAACCTTGTTGTGCACCTAATTGTTGTCCTGCAAAGCCTGAGAGTTGATTGGTTAAGTTTTGTTGTGATCCTAGTCTTGAGCCTGCCAAACCTGATAAGCCTTGTGATGTCGCCATCTCTTGTGCTCTTTGTCTTGCAAATTCGTTTAAACCTGCTGATTGAGCTTGTCCAAAACCTTGTGCACGCAAAGAACCTAAAGACTGACCTAAACCTCTACCTAGAGCTTCACGCCTTTCTTCAGCACTTAAACGAGCTCTTGAGCCAAAAGCTGACTCTCCACCTGTTTGTATGTCTCTAGCTCTTTGAGCCATGTCTTGTTTCTCACCTGCTTTAAAAACATCTTCAATGGTTTGATCTACCACTTGTTGTTCGTATGGGTTGTAGAACTGTGAGGTTAAAGACTGGTCGTAACCACCTAAACTACCCCTTAGAAGGTTCTCAGACTCGCCTAAACGATTGCCAAACTCATCTGTGGCACCTATGCTACGACCTGCTAAACCACCTAACTGAGTGCCAAAGTTACCTGTAGCACCTCTTTGTATGTTTTCTACATCAGATAGTTCTCTACCAAGCGAGCCTACACCACCTTGTATGACACCCAATGACTCTAATTCTCTTTGTCTTGCTCTGTCTAAGCCTGAGCCTAGTTCTCCAACACTTGAACGAAAAGCAGATTGAGCATCACCCAAATACTGATCTTGTATGCCAGTAGCTCCTCTTGCCATCTCCATGGCTCTTTGTTGGTCAGGAGTTAACCCTGCAATTTCTTGATCTACAACTCTAGGTGTTCCATCAGGATTAAAGAAGGAAGTCTCAGCTGCTTGCATTGCACCCGGTATGAATCCACCCTTACCATCTAAACCAAAGAGTAATTGTTGGCTCAGAGCATCTAAGCCTGTCTCGTTTCTTTGTTGATTGCTAACATATGGAGCAGGATCATTGCCACCTGTGTAGGGTGCAAGAGGTTGTTGTACAGGAGCAGTTGGTTGTACAGGAGCAGTAGTTTGTACAGGTGCTTGTTGTACAGGAGCAGTAGTGTTTGAATCTATTGGTCTAGGACCAGGCAAACGACCTTCAAAACCACCATCATAAAACCCAGGGGTTCCACCTGCGTATACTGGAGGTGGATTAAGACCCATTGATGGAGGTAGATTACCAGTCATAATTGTGCCATCAGGATTTCTAACAGGCATAGTAGTGATACGATTATTAGTTGGATTTTGTGCCTCTTCTGCCATTGCTCTGTTTAACATATCTTGTTGTAAAATATTTCTTTCAGAAGTTTGTTGTGCTAATAATTCTTGATTTTGAGGTACTTGTGGCATCATTTGTTGTTGAGCTTGAGCCTGTTCTATCATGTCTTGAAAGCCTTGAGGATTAGCGTTTATAGCTCTTGGATCAAAGTTACTAAAATCCATACCCATAGGTAAATTAGAAAAATCTATGTTCTGTAAACCGGGTATACCACCTATGCCTTGTAAGTTTGGCATGTTTGATATGTTAGGCATAACAGAAGGTCTTATTTGTGGCATGTTGCCTATATTGCCAAATAAACCACTGCTAGGCTTTCTTTCCATGCCATCTCTAAATCTGTCAAATATTCCCATAATTATTTCTTAGCTTGCGTTTGCACGATTGCCAAAGACCTCCATCATGTTGTACAAAAGTTCTGTACCACGATCTCTGTCTTCATCTAACGATGGAATTAAGTTAAG